TTTCTGGGCTTGCCCGACTCCTCAGGGAACTCCCGACCAATGTAAGCCAGTAAACTAAATAGAATTATAAGTGGGGTAGTTAATCGGGGAAGGTGACTGCCCCACTTATAACATTAGACAGGAGACGCGATGAGAACATTAGTAAGAAGTGTTGGCAGAGCCGACATAGGTGGTGAACCACTACCAAGTTGTTTCAAAACATTCGATGCAAATAAAATTATATTTCGTAGAGCAGAAGTCTCTATGCTTGCAGGTGTACCAGGGGTCGGAAAGTCCACTCTAGCATTGGCTTTAGCCCTTCGTATGCACGTTCCCACTCTGTACGTTTCAGCAGATACTAACGCACATACTATGGCTATGCGTCTTGCGTCAATGATTAGCGGTAAGAATCAGACAGACGTTGAACACTTAATGAATACAGATACTGGTTGGACTAAGGCTGTGCTACATAAGGCAAGCCACATTGTCTGGTCATTTGAATCATCACCTACCCTGCAAGATATTCTTGAAGAGGTAGAAGCCTTTGAAGAACTATGGGGTGTACCACCTGAGGCTGTCTTCGTTGATAACCTTATGGATATAGCAACCGATGGTGGCGAAGAGTTCGCCTCAATGCGTGCCATTATGAAGGAGTTAAAGTATCTTGCTCGTGCTACTAACGCTGGGATTATTGTGCTACATCATACTTCTGAAGGTGTATTGGGTACACCTTGTCAACCACGTTCTGCATTACAAGGCAAGGTGGCTCAACTCCCCGCTCTTATCTGTACTCTTGGCATCGTTGGTACTTCTATGGCTATTGCTCCTGTAAAGAATAGATATGGGCGTGCCGATGCCAACGCTAACCTGACTTGTTGGTTATCATTTAACCCTGAATATATGTACGTCGAAGACATCCCAGAGAATGGATAGGAAATGATTAGAGAAGAAGAAGACGATACTACGCAGGAACTACGTGCGCTTATTGTACTTGAGATTAAACAAGAGGTAGAGAAATTAGTTCAGAGAATTGAAGCAGCCAAGGTACCCATCACCGATGAGTGGACTGATGGACTCAACGCTGGTCTATCGTGGGCACAACGTATCTTGCGTAAGGATAAGAGTGTTACGTAATGGCAAACCCTAATGGGCGCAAGGGTTCTCAATTTGAAACCGATGTAATGAAGTGGTTACGCAAAGCGGGAGCAGTCTGCGAACGATTAGTTAAAGCAGGCGCTAAAGACGAAGGTGATATGGTTTGTATGGTCGCGGGACGGACATACATACTCGAACTAAAAAACAGGAAGAGCCTTTCGCTTCCTGAATTTTGGCGAGAGGCTGAGGTTGAGGCGCTTAACTACGCCAAGGCTAGAGGTATATCGGAAGTGCCTCTGCATTATGTTGTAGTTAAGCGTCGCAACTCTGGCATAGAAAGTGCTTGGGTCATTCAAGATTTAGAACAGTGGATGAAGGAGAAGTCAGGTGACAAAAATTGACAACGATTTGCCAAGCATCGCAGATGTCTTGCGCCACTATGGTGCGAACATACGACAAGGACACGGGCAAGTTAATCTCAAGTGTCCGTTCCATTCAGATACGCACCAATCTGGCTCAGCCAACCTCGATAAGAATATCTTTATATGCTTTGCCTGTGGCATTCAAGGCAACAGTTTACAACTCATAGCACAACAAGAGAGAGTAAATATAAATGAAGCACGGACATTTGCAGAAGGAATTACTGGGCAAAGCCACCAAGAAGTACGCGGAAAATATTCATCTGGCATCCGATTACCTCGTAAGCAGAGGAATCAGTCAGGAAGTAGCACGTCTGGCATCATTAGGCGTAGTCTCGGAACCTGAAGTTGGTCACGAGCAGTATGCTGGGCGTCTTGCTATACCGTACATAACTAAGACAGGTGTAGTAGACTTACGATTCAGAAGCCTTAACCCCGCAGTCGAACCCAAGTATATGGGTATGACTGGTGCTGAAACTAGAATGTACAACGTGCTCGACGTTGAACAAGCAGGAGATTTCATTGGGGTGTGCGAAGGTGAACTGGATACTATTACTCTCAGTTATTGTGTTGGTATCCCTTGCATTGGTGTACCTGGAGCAAACTCGTGGAAGAAACATTACACACGATTGCTTGCAGATTTTGAAAGAGTATTTATTTTTGCTGATGGTGACCAGCCAGGAACAGAGTTTGCCAAGAGTCTTGCCAGAGAATTACCAGTTACCATCGTACAACTTCCCGAAGGGGAGGATGTCAATTCAATGTATGTACAAGCGGGGGCTGGATACTTCCACGAAAAACTGGATATTTAATTGAACGAGTTCGACCCTGAAGAACCACCTGAAGCATACTGCCACGACTGTGATACCCAGTTCGATAACTCATTCGACTTGGTAGACCACACTCTGGAAGAAGATGAAGAGTTCGACCCTTACTACTTGCTACCTAATGGTATGAAGTTATTGCTTGGGTCGTTGCTTAGATTTATGTACAACCATTCAGATGAACCAGAACAGATTGAACTTATCAGTCAGTCCACTTACATCACGCTGTTTGCAGCGGAGATGGGTTTCGATATGATTGATGAACTGGTTGAGGATATGGTAGTCAAGTCCGCTATGCAGAATTTAGAACAGAACATCGAGAAGTTACTATCAAAGGATGAAGATGAAGAAGGCGGAGCGTGAAGAAATATGGCAGATTATAACCCACTTGGCAGGACTAGGGCTCAACGTGAAGAGTTACACGGTGGAGGGGGAGATGTTGTTGGTAAACATCCACGTACCGATTTTGAACAAGCAGTCTGGGACACCTTAACTGAACTAGGTGAACTACTCCTAAGCAAACATAGGGATTATGGTCCGAAGAATATATCTGATTCACCAGGTGGTCCTCTCAATGGGTTGCGTGTGCGTATGCACGACAAGACAGCACGCATTAACAACCTGATAGATAGCGGGTCACAGGCACAGCACGAACCACTTGAGGATTCCTTCAAAGACTTGGCAAACTATGGTATAATTGCACTGTTAGTATTGCGTGGGAAATGGGATAAATGAAAGAGCAGGAACTATTCGATTGGCTTAAAGCAGAAAAGTTCCCCGACCTCGTTCACTCCCCCCAAGAATACGATGGCTTTGATTGCACATCAGAAGAATCAAAACTATTTATAGAACTTAAGTGCAGACGCACACACTATGACAACTTACTAATTGAGAAGATGAAGTATGATTTCCTCCTCGAAGAGTCTGCTAAGTTAGGGTTCTCACCTTGGTATGTTAACTGGACACCAGAAGGTATCTGGGCATTTGCTTTGCTTGATATTAAAGAATTAGATTGGCAAGATAAATGGTTGCCTACTACTACTGAGTTTGCTAATAAAAATAATAAGATGAAGTCAGTTGGATTTATCCATACGCATCAGGGATTTAAGATTATATGATTGAGTGGGAGCGCATTCAGCGTTGGGATTATGTGGTGGACTCTGTTGCCACAGAATACCATCGTAAATTTGGGATAGACTTTGAAGATATTAGACAGGAACTATATCAATGGTTCATCACGCACCCCAATAAACTAAATGATTGGGAAGCAATCGGTGATAAGGATGCAAAGAATCTTATTTACCGTAGCCTACGCAACCAAGCATTAGATTACTGCCAGCGTTGGAAGGCTAAGTCAGGTGGCTATGAAACCTCTGACCTATTCTATTATGAATCCGATATGGTTGAGGCACTGTTGCCCTCTGTATTACGCGGTGACTTTAACATCACTGCTCAGTTAAATCTTGGCAGACCTGGAAGACCCAGCGCACCCAACGAGGGTGGCAATCTTATGGCTATGATGATTGAGATTGACTTTGGATTTTGGAAGTTAAGCAAGGATGACAGGAAGATATTGTTCCTGCGTTACTGTGAGGCTATGCACTTCGATGAGATAGCCAAAGAGATGGAGTTAGGTAGTGAAGACACTGCTCGTATGCGTAACAAGCGTGCCATCAAAAAACTAATTCATAAGATAGGTGGATTCAAACCTTATCGTGATGAAGACTCACAACCTCAAGAAGATTCCTTGGAGTCATAATCCACTTCACCTGGGTCAACCCATAATACTTCAGGGTAATCCTTAATCAACTCTGCGTGATGTAATTCGATAA